TTACGAGCCGTACGAAGCTAAATGAAGCGCTCTCTCAGCTGAAATTCGTAGATAGAGAGATTCTACTTAGAACTGAAGAGAAGTCTCTTAGAATCGTCGCAAAACAGTTACAGTGTAATCACGTTACAATATTTAATAGAAAAAAAGAAGCATTAATTAAACTTAAAAAGAAATGGCAAAACGGAAAACAGTAAGTAAGAGACCGAATACGACGAGTAGTAAAGAAGACTTTAATAAAAAGCTAGTCGATATCGAAACAGAATCCGAGGTAGTACTTCCAGAAGGACTAGGAGATAAAGTCGAGAAGGTTTTAAAAAAGACTGGAATTGATAAAGTAGCTAAAGCGATACTAGGAGACGACTGCGGATGTAAAGAAAGAAAAGAATGGCTTAATAGGCCTTTCCCTTATGTAATGCTAAAGAAAGGAACTATGAACGAAGAACAACTATCATCTTATCAGGACTTTAGAAAAGAAGAGAAGCTTAGTATAGACGCGAAAGAGCAAGAATATATCGTATCGCTTTATAATTCTGTATTTCAAACTAATATAGATCCCTGTGTCGGTTGTGGTAACGGCGGAACATATAAAACATATATTGCAAGATTAGACGCAGTAAAAGAAGACTATGAGAAATCAAAGTAAATTATCTAGTTTATGGATACTTAAAATGTTAGTATGGGGAGTCCTTAGTTGGGTAGCTCTCTATCTAACTTATCTATTCTTAAAGTTCGCCTGGAGCGTATTAGTAGAAATAAGTAAAGCCTTGTTCTTATGAACGAATTCGAAACAACTTTAGTAATTATATTTGTATTCTGCTTAGGAGTAGTAACAGCAACTGCTCTCTTCTACGATAACGATAAAGACTAAGAAACGTTTTATAGATATGGGAAAGAACAATAAATGGATCAATAAAGAAGATTTACTAGAAGCGCTAGATAACATAATACTAGATATCGAGCTAGGAAGCTCCCTAAAGAAAGCGCTAGATAAACACGGCGTAAATTCTAAACTCTTTTACGAATGTCGAGCGAATAAACATACGTATAAAAACGATGATGGAGAAGAAGTACAGCTGGAGACACCTGATATCGAAAAAAGATACGCGCTAGCATGTGTTCTTAGAGCCGATGCTTTATTCGAAGAAATGCTAGATATAGCGGACCAAGGTGAGAACGATTCTTACATAGATAAGAAGACTGGAAAGAAGAAGACCGACTGGGATGTTCTCGGTCGCTCTCGCTTAAGAGTAGATGTACGAAAATGGATGTTAGCTAAGACTCGGCCAGAGAGATACGGAGAAGCTCAGCTTCTGAAAATAGGAGACCACGAAGGAAATCAATTTAAGGGAAGTATATTCCCAATGGATATATTAAATGTACCAGGTAACGACAGCACTGCGAAAGCTAAAGGATCTAAAGAAGAAGACGAGAGTAATTCAGGGGAGCCAGGGAGCTGGTAAAACGATCGGAATACTAATACAATTAATAAACGGTTGTCAGCATAATCCAGCTTTCGAAGTAACTGTAATACAAGCAGAGCTATCGAAAGCTAAAAAGACTATTATAAGAGACTTCATAAAAATAATGGTCGGCTATTCTATATTCGAAAGAAGTAGATGGAATAAAAGTGAATGGACTTATTACTTCGATAACGGATCTATATTAGAATTTATAGGACTAGACAGCGGAGATATCGGAAAAGGATTTCGTCGGGACGCTGTATATTTTAACGAGCTTAATAAGGGCGGTATAACGCTGGAGTCTTACATGCAGTTTGCTTCTAGGTCTAGATTAGTCTTCGCGGATTTTAATCCTGATAGGCGCTTCTTTATTCACGACGAGATAATACCAGATGAAGATACTGACTTTCTCGTTCTTACTTATAGCGATAACGAATACTTACCAGAAGGAGAAAAGAAAGAGATTCTTAAGTACTTAGAGAAAGGATTTTATAATACGAAGCTAGAAGGAGAGAGCTTATTCGAAGAGTCGAATATAAAACAAAAGTACTGGGCTAATAAATGGCGAGTCTATGGTCTCGGCTTAGTCGGTCATCTCGACGGCGTAATCTTTACGGATTGGTACGTAATACCTAGAATACCACCTGAGGCGAAATACGTAAGCTCAGGACTCGATTTCGGCTTCTCTAGTCATCCAGCCGCTTTAGTAGATAAGTATATTTATAACGGTAAGACAATTTATGATCTAGTAATATATCGAGCTGGACTTCATAACTCGGATATAGCTAGAATTATAAAAAGCTCAGACTTTACTAGAAGAGTATTCGCTGACGAAGCAGAGCCGAAGAGTATTAGCGAGATATCACGCTTCGGTGTTAATATATTTAAAGCCCCTAAAGGAAGAGACTCGATTAATTACGGAATAGACTTACTACAAGAAGAGACGTTTTATGTTACCGCCTCTAGTAAGGATTTAATATTCGAGCTGGAGAACTACACGTGGGAGATAAAGAGAGATGGTACTGCTGATTTAAAACCAGTAAAAGCTCACGACCATGCAATTGATGCTATACGCTACGATAAGATGGCGACGCATAGGAGATATTCTGGAGAGTACGCTTTTAGATAAACGATAGTAATTTTAAAACGTTAAATAGATATGATAGATTATAAGATCAAAGTTCCTACTAGCTTAAAAGAAATAACGCTCGAGCAATATCAGCTATGGATGGTCGAAGTAATAAATTACAATGAACGTATAACGGAAGGAGGTGAAGAGATTTCTAACGTAGAAAGATTAAAACTAGACTCGAGACTGCGACAAAAAATGATAGAGATATTCTGCGGAGTTCCTAGAGTAGCTGTACGCGGAATGTTAAAGAAGGACTACGATTCTATATCTAATCATTTAACTACTATTCTAGAAGACGAGCCAGAGCTTGTACCTACTTTTAAATTCAGGGGAGTCGAATATGGATTTATTCCTAATCTTCAAAAGAAATTAACGACTGGCGAATGGATAGACTTAGACGACTTTATGAAAGACTGGGAGACGTATAATAAAGCGATGGCTATTTTATATCGTCCCGTAATAATGGGGCCAGATAGAAAAGGAAAATATTTAATAGAAGACTATACAGAAGAAGAGACCGAGAAGAATTACGAACCGTTTAGGCAGTTACCAATGTCGATCGTGATGGGAGCCGTGGTTTTTTTTTATCGTATAAGCAGGACACTATTAGAAATCACCCCGAAATATTTAGCGACGGTTCTCGAGGAGAAGAAGGAACTTCATCAGGCTTTAGCGCAAAATGGGGCTGGTATCAACACGTACACACGCTTGCTGGAGGAGACTTCTTTAAGATGGAAGAAGCTACTCGGAGCCGCTTTAGTACGGCCTTACTCTTCTTAGCATATAGTAAAGAGTTAAACGATGAAATGATAGATGGAATTGAGAAATCAAAAAAGAAAAATAGTATTAGATAATATAAGCTTATGAACGCCTATTACGCAGTTACACAAAAATTATACACAGAGCTTTTAGACGAAGTCGATATCAACTCAGTTACTAAAGGAGACATTACTCGTATAGATATTAATAAAAAAAATATCTTTCCTTTAGCGCACGTCTTTATAAGCGATGCTGAAATAAATACTCAGACTATTATTTTTAGCGTTCAGGTATTCGCGATGAACTTAAGACACGAATTAGAAGAAACTATAAGCGATAAATTTATAGGTAACGATAATGAAGATGATAATCTAAATGCTATGCTTTACGTCTTAGTTAGACTACATAATAAGATACTTAAATTCGGAGAAGACTTTAGAGTACTTAATACTCCTACTCTAGAAGCTTTTACAGAAGAGCAAGAGAATGTAGTAGATGGATGGGTAATGAGCTTTCAGGTCGAATATCCAATAAGCGAAATAGATAATTGTTAATGATAGAAGAAGAAGAACAATGGCTAATTAGATACAACTGTTATCTCTTTAATACCCCGATTGAAGGTACGGAAGGAAGTCTAGTAATATGGGCGTCGAGTGAACGCCCTCCACAAGTAGGAGACTATGACGAGATAGAGCTAGGAGGTCTAAATGTTCAGAGAGTAATAACCGAGGTAATGAAAGTAAAGGGAAATGCTTAGTAACGAAGAAGCACATAAGGCGCTATCTGCTTTCGGTAAGAAAGTAGTTATTAGAGCGCGCAGAGGTTTTACTAAAAATCGTTTTACTGGTAAAGGCTCTCGCTCTATCTCTTATCAGATTAGTAAGAACGCTAAAGGCTTTGATTTCTATTTTAAGATGTTACCTTACGTATGGTTTCAGGACGCGGGAGTAAAGGGCGCTAAAAGCTCTAAGAATAGATCGAAATATATTAACGGAATAAAGCGAGACTTTAAATATACGAATAAGATGCCGCCGCCTAGAGTCTTCGATAAATGGCAAGTACGAAAAGGAATAGCTCCTAGAGACGCGCAAGGGAGATTCGTAAAAAGAAGCGCGATAAATTACGCGATAGCTAGAAGCATTTATTTATATGGAATAAGACCGAAGTTATTTTTTACTAAAGCTTTCGAGAAAGAGATTAAATTCTTACCCGACGAGCTAGCAGAAGGCTTCGGCTTCGATATAGAAAATATGTTCGGAGATTAAAAACGAGAAGAGATGATATTAACGAGATCAAAACATTATTTTACTTTAACGCTTCCTAATGCTTTCGTAACGAGAGTCGATTATACTTTAACGATCGGAACGGGAAGTGTCTTCGCACCTACGGAGCTTAAGGTAATAGAATTAAATAAGCCCGTACCGATTAGAGATACTTCGATATTTCAGAAGAGCTGGATTGATATTAGCGCTATGATAAGAGACTACATAGAAGTTGCTCCTATCGACTTTACTGGAATCGCCGCTAACGAGATACAAGCTTCAGGTGCTCAAGAATGCTTAGTCGCTACGTGCAGAGCTGTTTATATCGATACGGTTGGCTCTAGCGCGAGTCCTACTTTACAGCGCTTTATAGCCGCTGATGGTTATTCTAAATATGAAGATAATGCTAATGCGGAGCCGAGTAAAAAGATACTACTTACACATGATTTTTACTTCGCTGATAATCGCGGTTATTTTATAGTACCGTTAAGATGCGAGAGCGGAGATGTAGCTCCGACGGTCGATGGCGTTACCGTCTCTTTAACTTATAGTGAAGATAATACTCGCTATCTACAATACTTAGTTATTCCAGTCGGTAACTACACTAGCGATATTACGGTGGTATTCGAAGGCGAGACAATAACGATATCTCCAGTTACAGAATGTAAGTATCCATTAACTCAGATACAGTTTGTAAATCGTTTCGGAGCTAAAGAAGTTTTTCACTTTTATAAAGCGAGCGTGAAAACGATTACGACTAAAGGCGAGACTTTTAAGAACGGATACTACGACGGAAGTCCTTACGTAATAACGAAGCATCAGAATCAGAAGCTTAATGTTTACGGCAACGAAAAGATAAATATAGAAACTGGTTTTTTAAACGAGAATTACAACGATACTATTCAGGAGCTTATGCTTAGTGAAAAAGTATGGCTAAACTCGAAGCCAGTAAATGTGGATTCAAGCTCTCTTAAGCTTAAAACTAGAGTCGTAGAAAGATTAATTTCTTATAGTGTAGACTTTGAATACGCTTACGACTCGATAAATACAGTATAAATGTTAAAGGCAGATGTATACATAAATGGAATACGAATAGATTTATTTGATGACGAGCGCATTAAAGTCGTTTCGTCGGTTCAGAATATCTCGGATATCTCGAGAACCTTTAACGATTACTCGCAGAGCTTTACTGTTCCTGGATCTAAGAATAATAACATTATATTCGAGCATTATTACAACGCTAATATAAATGGCGGATTCGATGCGAGAGTAAGACATCCAGGGATAATTTATATTAACTCGATTCCTTTTAAATCTGGAGCGCTTCGATTAGAAGGTTGCGAAATAAGACTAGGAAAGATTCATAGCTATAAATTAACTTTCTTCGGTCTTCTTATAGACTTAAAAGAAGTAATAGGAGATGACTATCTCTCGGCTTTAGATTTTAGCGACTTAGATATAGCTTATACGAGCGATAATGTTAAGACTGGGATAACGACTGGCTTCTCTAGCGAAGAGCTGATATTCCCGCTTATTTCAACTAAACGGCAATGGTACTATAATTCGAATGGAGGAGATACTACGGATACGACTACGCTTTCGAATATCTCTTATAACGGTGGCGCAGGTGGTGGCATGGACTGGGAGAGCTTTCGACCAGCGTTAAAGATTAGCTCCATTATAGATAAGATAGAGTCGAGTTACGGACTTACATTTAGCGATGACTTCTTACTCGGTGATATGTTTAGCGATCTCTATCTATGGCTCGCGAATAGTGATAGCGAAGAAGCTCTAAAGAATAAGAATAGAATTACTACTTATACGACTCTTAATACGTATCAACCCGCGTTTGGTTCTTTCGATAACGATCTCGGAGCTTGGAACCCGACTGATTTTTACGCAGGCTATCTAAGAGAGATATTTTTCGAAGTAGATTCGAGCGACGGTATCGCTTACTCTATACGAATAATGAATAACGATCAGATTCTAGTCGAAGAGACTGGAACGGGAGATCTAAATGCTGTTGCTAGTCTATCGGGCGGAGTCGAAGCGGGTAGCTCTATTTATGGTGTAATAGTAACGACCGAGGCTAAGACTATCGACTTCGTGGAATTTTACGCGAGAGAATTAAGTAACGATTTAGTCTTCGGTAACTCTTTAGTTAATTTAAATCTATCGGGTAGCACGCTTCAGATATTCGACTTTATGCCCAAAATAAAAGTATTGGATTTTTTAAAGTCTATACTAAAAATGTACAACTGTGTAATAGTTCCTACTTCTTCGACGGAGTTTACTATCGAGACTCTAGACGACTGGTATGCCGCTGGAGCTACTTACGATATAAGCGAGTATGTAGATCGCGAGACTTGGTCTGTTAATAGAAGTAAGATATTTAAAGAGATCGCTTTTAAATTTCTAGAGCCTAAGACTATACTAGCAGTCGAATATAGAAACAGATTCAATACCGCATACGGAGACTTAGAGACTAAGCTTAGAGACGCTAACGGACTTCTATTAGATG